TTCAGTGATCCTGCCAATGGGAATCCCCTCACCGATTATGGCATCCAGCACTGCGCAGCCTGTGGACATCCATTCCTTGACCACACACGGAGAATCGTCATCCGATAGCATTGAAACATTGAATGCTTTCTTCTTCAATGCCTTAACAACATCCTTAGCAGTGCTCATTCATTCCTCTTACTAGCAGCATATTCCTGTTGGCAAACTTGATCCAGATCAGGATCCTCAGCATCAAAGGAAATCATTTTATCGATTTCCATTTGTCGCCTTAGTGCCATCTTAATTGTTGCTATAATGGAAATGACTGCTCCAACTAGCAACACTCCTACAACCACGTCAAACAATTGATACATATTACACTTCCTTATTTCGAGAGATGGGCTGGGAGCGATCCAGCACCCAGCCCATCCTGAAATCAACCTGCCAGATTAGCGTCTGCTGCGACGAGCCTGACGACGTGACACTTCCTGCTTAGCAGCAGGGATGTCCTCATCTTCTTCCTCGTCATCCTCATCTTCTTCTTCTTCCTCCACATCGATCACAGGAGCAGCATGTTTCTTAGCAGGGGATTTCTTCGTAGTAACAACTTCCTCTTCCTCTTCTTCCACACCCAGGTCATCAGCCGCAATGTCATCAAGATTGAATTCCTTGACAATACGACTGTAAGGCAACAGGTAAATCGCATGTCTTCTGGACAGAGCCTTGTCATTCTCAGGATCATCATCCACCACTGTATATGACAGATCCAAAGCTGCATCCAACCACTTCTCAATTTCATCCGGATCCTCGGACAGAGGTGAGGCATTCTTGCGAGCCTTCACGTTGTATTCGGTCTGCATACCAGATCCTTCACGTGTGATGACCATATCGATGCCATCCTCGACATCATAAATGTCACCATAGTCCGGGTCAAGCACATACGCAGTGATGTCTCCAAAGACCATCACACCAGGTGTGTAGATCAGTGGACCAGCAGCAGGATTCTCCCGGTCTATCACGTTCATCCAGAACATGCGCCTGTTACCAAGACTCTTTGCCATATCGGCAGAAGCCTTGTCACCAGCATCCCGCAGGTCTTTGATAATTTCGCAGACTGGACATGGCAATTGTCCACCACTCGTAAAGCTAGGGCAGTAGACACGTTTCTTGCCATCAGGACTCATGTTGTGCTTCCCGACCTCTTGGAAATAGTACTCCATTTCTCTTACTGGAGGCATAATGCGGATAATGTTACGTCCCTGTTTGGGTGACCAGAATCCTTTTCCTCCACCCAGGTCAACCGACTCCATTTTCTTCTTGAGTCGTGCTAACCTTTCCTCCCTTGATAGTGCTTTTGTTGCATTCTTCACAGCCATTTCAGTCTCCTTGTAACTAAGTAAAATTTTTGTTTTGGCAATAATTTGCCGCAGTGCCAGCCCCAGGACTCGAACCTGGATCATCGGCAGTTTTCCTGCTGAAGTATGTCAGGGATTCTTGCGTTGGATTGAGCCTTGTGATAGTCTCCTTGAGCCAGGGAAGGCAAGGAGCCATCCGCATTCTCAAGCTGGCTTATTAACGTCCTACAGTATGATCCAGTCCTTCCCAGCCATATCAGGAAGTCTGATCGTGAACGGATGCCACAGTGTATCCAGTTTGCCATTATCAACGTTAATGCACAATGTTTCTCCAATCAACTTCATCAGCATGGCTGGATTGTTCCACTCTGCCTTGGTAGCAGTGCTTACACCATCACTAACAGCCTGAAGTGCGGTATAGAAATCCACTTGCGGATTCTTTGCAACAGGCTGTGGTTTTGGCTTGGTAGGAGACATTTGCGTAGTGTTGGCAATTTCTCCTTTGTCATCTAATTCAAATGTTTTGGTCATTTTCATCTCCTACAGTACTAAACTTCTCCCTTGGATTTTCGGGAGCGAATTGTATCCTTCACGTCATCCACGGTTTTATTGAATTGTCGCTCTCGGATATTCATACCAGTCATGTCTAACTCGTGCCGGATGTGAGAGCCGACTGAGATCAGCATCTGAGCACGCATTTCCATTGCTGATACTATTGCCTTAAGCACACGTGCATTATACTTAGCAGTCAATTCAGCCTGCACAGCACCAGAATATTCCTCATCTTGCTGCACCATAGACTTGATGACTCCCTCAGTATATTTCGTACCAGCCTTATTCAAGTCTGCACGGTAAAACTGGTCAGCATCCGCACCTGTCTGTTCCGTTACCATACTGGTAACACTGGCATCATAATCTGCCTGTGCTAGAGCAGTAGCAAAGTATGCGTAAATCGTGGCCTGGGAAGTAAATTCCTTGGTAAGATCGTTTTCATTGATGTCAAAGATCTTACCAATATCGAATATCCTCTGTTTTCCATCTATGATAATGGAAATAGTAGTATCTCCTACACTAATCATCATTCACCTCCACATGCTGGTCACCATCCGTATCGTACGTGATGGTTGTCTCTCCATTTGTATAAGTGCCAGTCCCATCCGGCTCATACTCTTCTTCAGGATCTTTTATCATTTCCATTCCTCCAATGGTACAAGTGATCCATAATGCGTGCCTATATCTACATCTGCTTTCAATGGGCAAATAAGCCATGAGAAGTCTATCCCAGGCATATGTCTTTTGCTCCACTTGATTACATTCTCCATAATATCTACGCACACTTTTGCTACTTCCTTGACTGCATCTCGCTCCACATACAACATAACAGAGTCATGGACTGTGTTCACCAATACAGCTGGCAAATCATTGGAAATCTGTTGGTCTATAATCGTCATGGCAATCAGCAATGTATCACTGGCACCAGACTGGACTGGCATATTTACTGCCTCCCGGATAGCTCTATTGCGCATCTCGCCAGAAGGATCCTTGATATAAGGAAGCAATTCCCTACGACCAAATGGACTCTCTATGTAACCGTGTTCTACAGTAAACTTTTCACACTCATCCTTGAATTCCAGCACCTCAGGGAACTGGTCATAGTACTGAGCAACCGACTGCTCAGCCTGTTTAATGGGAATCCCATACATATTGCTCAGTGTATAAGCATCCCCACCATACAGCAATGTCCAGTTTGTCCACTTATAAATATAGCGAGTTGCTTTGTCAATCTTATCATATGGCTTGCCGGACACCATGCTGGCAACCATCGTATGGAAATCCTTACCTGACTTGTGAATATCTATCATGGCATGACACTTTGCCAGGGAAGCAAAGCATCTCAGTTCCATGCCAGAATAATCCAGGGACATGATCACGTGATCTTTGTCAGGGACAGTGAAAATGTTCTTTATTGGCAATGTCTCCAGCATTGTACCAGGCTCCTTCTCAGGAGTAGGGATATTCTGCAGGTTAGGATTCTTGCTTGCCAAACGTCCTGTCACAGCACCACCAAGAATATATTGGGAATTTACCTTGCCATCACCTCGTGCCCAGCCATTACTGCCAGGCAAATTCAATGATGGCCCAAGATAGGTCGAGAGCATCTTATCCAGCAATCCATAATACCGTACCTGTTTCACTATTGGAAATTTATCCGCAAACGGTTTAAGGACATCACCTGACGTAGATGGTGCTCCTCCATCAGTAAGCACCGTAATAGGTAAATCATAATAGTCATAAAACAATTCACGCAATTGATCATGGCTGTTGGGATTGAACACATACTTCTTATCAGCCTTAACACGTTTCGCAATCATTTTCTTGACAAGTGTATCTTTGGAAATCTCATCGTAGATTTCCTGTTGCCGCATGCTATACAGAATATGATACCTAGTAGCAAGATACTTGTCAATGACCACTCCCTCTACCTGCATATTACACAGCACATCCGACACTGGCATTACTAGTTGCCTATACAGAATCTTCTGCTTATCAGACAGTTTTGGAAATAACCTTTCATACACCAGGATAGTTGCCTCGGCATCCATACTACCGTATGGTATCAGCATCTCCAGTGGAACAAGTTTATAAGATCCACCACGTTCAGGATCACATTCCTTGTGCTCAGCAATATAAGCATGCAAATCCTGAGCATAATCGTACATATTGACATAAACACCGGCAAGACGTTTTAGGCCATGCAACCCTGGACGACTATTCAACAGTTGACTGATCATCATAGTATCGTCAGATGGATAAAATCCGGCGTCCCATAGGGTATTCACCCACATCTGATCGTACTTAGCATTGTGACAAACGATGTGCATATGGTTGTACAGAATATTACAAACGATTTCAACAGCCTGATCACGCTCTCCGTCACTCCACCACGACTCCGGATGAAATAATGGAAATGAGTACGAATTCTTGTATGGTTCCCGGACACCAGCAAACGATACCGACAGTATGCACGCATCTTCCTGGAAAGGATCTTTGCCATGGGTCTCGCTGTCAAATGAGATCATAGGGACATTCAACAGGAACTGTTCCATCTCCTTAAGATCCCTAATTGTCTTTGGGTACATACGCACGAATTTCTGTTTAGCTTCTTTGGAATCTATGGCTGTAATCATGGACTCAGTCCACTCGTCAAACATGCCAATGTTCCGTAAGATATATGCTGGATGGTACAGTGGAATATACTTTCGCTCTTTGTTTACTACAACCCCACTCCAGGCAGAAATCCCTGTCTGATCAAGTATACCTTCCAAGGCACTATTTCCAAGGACAAACACCATCTCCGGATCTAATCGCTCAATATCAGCCAGAGCGAACTGTTTACAGTAACCTATCGCTTTCTTGGTAATCTTATTGTTGGGTGGCCGGCAACGGACAACGTTTGTGTATGTCACTTCCTCATCGGAATAACCCAGAGAATCTATGGCATCCCGCAACAGCTGGCCGGATCTGCCAATGAATGGTTTTCCAATATTGTCCTCTTCCTCGCCTGGAGCCTCTCCAACGATGAGGATCTTAGGATGCTTGGAGCCAGATGCACGCATGAACGGATGCCGGCAACCTTCAAACAATCCGCACTTTACACAGGATTCATTATCCTGGGATGGATTCATCTTTTATTCCAAATTCAAATCTTGCAGTTGATAATGCCTTGCCAGTTGCTGGGCAATATACATTCTCTAGCCATTCAATAACTGCACTTTGGTGTACTTTGCAAATTACATCCATCCATTTCAGCGCATATACAGCCAGGTCAGCAATGGCATCAATTGTCGATGCATCAAATAAATCATCTGACATATCATGCTCAATACGATCCCATTTCCTGGCAAGATTCATAAACACACCAATCTCACCACGTTTGGCAAATGATCGGTCGTATTGCTGTTCACGACACCAGTGAAAACCCATAAGAGCCTTGGCAATCTTTGCAGTATCCTCCGCATGGGACTGCCCAAGGATAGGTTTCAAATTGCCAAATTTATAATCAACGTCTTCGCTCATACTGGTCTCCGTTCTTTGGAAAACGCAACTGGTATACGATTGATAACAGGAATTAACATAAAATGACGAGATGGAATATATTTCACCAAAACATAAGGAATGGGAATCGCCGCAAGCATTCGCTCATCGTACACATCCCTATTACACAGAACCACAGATTTAGGCCAATAACCGTGTTTCTTTTTAAATACAGCCAACATGTCCTTTATTGCTGTGGCAACTGTGTAATCCTTACGC